TGTATCCACCAAAGACATCGTGGAAGGATCAACAGCCCCCTGATAGATAACAATGGAGTTTTTACCAAAGATAATCAAGAATCCATTGTGAGCTGCTAAAGCAACAATCTCATCCATCCCGTTAGGCCATACCTTAGAGATGTTAATGGAGCCTGTAGAGCCTCCAGACCATGCAGTTCCGTCTAACAGATCAGACCAGTAAAGTGTAGACTTATCGGCTGAAAAGTCAGCTACCCAGAGTCTACCAAAGGCTGCTAATGCCTCATTAGCCTGTGGTGGCGTACCTGTGGCATGGGTATGTGCAGACATCTTTTGTACAGTGCCTGTGTGCGATGAGTAGACTAAAGGCTCATACCCTAATTGAAACATAAACAGATGGTCGTTAAAGTTTACCATCTTCCAGTTATTAGCTGAAATCGTGTAAGATGCTGGGGTTGCGTCAGTAAGGGTAGTAGTGCCTGTGAATATCTTATTGTTACCCGCTGAAAGAATAACGTTAGCACCTGTGGGGTTAATGTACTCTTTAATAACTTCAATGCCGTTACTACCGTCTATAGGAGTTGTGCTTGAAGTAAGTGCTGTAAACCCTTTACGAGAGCCTATACGACCGTACTGGTCAATAATACAGTTATCCGCAATGGACGCATAGGAAGCATCCAAACTAAGCGGAGAGTCCTGTGTGTTTAAACCTCTAAACGCAGGGGCTGCAATCGTTATGTTTTGTCTGTCCTGAGCCATTGCTTAGACCGCCCTGTAGATAGTTTCTTCTGGGTGCTTGTATGCGTCCAAAGCAATCGCATCGGACATATAGTTCTGAGCAAATGCTAACATTTCCCCTGCTGATCTACCGCCAGTTTCCCCACGCTCTCTGGAAGCTAAAGCCAATGCTAAGTGCAGTACAGGCATGTGTGGGATTTGAAGCTTGTCACCGTCATTAACTAAGTCAGGATTACGTTGGACGCAGTTTACTCGGATAGTGTAAGCAGCGTTAGGAATAGGATAAAGATCAACCTGAGTGTCTCCGTTAGTGTCTACACCATTAAAGTTGTAGAACGTAGGGCTTGACTTAGGAGGTGTTTGGTTTAAGAAAGCATTGTCCATCCAATGCGTGTCTTTGTAAGTCATAAACCAGTTGGACGTGTCATTGATAACGTCAATAATCTTAATCCTGTTACCACTGCCTGTAAGCACGTAGTTAAAGATGTCCGTTGTTGTGGAGATAGTAAGGGTGGTGCGTAGAGCAGACCAATCCCAAGCGTCCTCCACAGTCCTCTTAGCGTCATTAATAAGATCACCGATAAGAGCTGAATAAGGGTTTTGATTAACGGAGCCTACTTGATCTTCTCTGAGCCTTCTCAGGACTCCGTTTACTAATTCTAAATATGTCATTTCAAGTTCCTAAGAGTATTATAGTCTATAAAATCAAATAAGCCAACTCTGTTTAAAAGATCCGTTTGATACTTTAAGGGTTGATAATTAACTCCTGAAATAGACGTTGAGGGTACTCCTCCACTACCAAACATACCTGTACCGCCTAAACCGCCGTCACCATCACCATCACCATCGCCAGAACCGTCCCCGTCACCATTGCCATCTCCATTACCAGTTCCGTCACCATTGCCGCTTCCTTCGCCTTCACCTTCGCCCTCACTCTCACCCTCGCCTACATCTTCGCCTTCGCCAGCTTCACCGCCAGCACCTGTATCTACACCGTCTCCGTTAGTACCAGCACCGCCACCTTCGTCTACAGTACCTCCTGTAGTTCCTGTGTCTCCCCCTCCTCCTGTAGGCTCTCCACCAACATCACCACCACCAACCTCTTTAATAGCTTCTTCAACAGGGTCCACTGCTTCTGGAGTTTCTACTGGAGCAACCTCAGCTACCGGAGTAACCTCAGCTACTGGAGTAACCTCAGCTACTGGAGTAACCTCAGCTACCGGAGTAACCTCAGCTACCGGAGTAACCTCAGCTACCGGAGTAACCTCAGCTACCGGAGTAACCTCAGTTACTGTAGATACTACAGCTTCAGGAGTTGTTGATTCTTTAGTAAGATCGTCAATAATAATATCTAAAGTATTTGAAGCACCTCCTGTTAACACATCAACAACAGTAACGTCTTCAGACGGATCAAAAACATCTTCATCAGGCTGCTCTACAACTTCTTCTACAGTTTCGTTTATTTCCTCAAGACCTTCAGAATAGTTTATCCACTCTAATCTCAAAGCTTCTTTTAACTCTGGATCAGTTTCAGCTTCATAAGCTTCTTTAAGCTGTTGTGCAAGAATATCATCGTCTTGCTCTTCTATAGTTGAACCGTTATCAACAGCCCCAACGTCCCTAGTAATAACAGGATCTCCTAGAAACTCAGGATTTATACCTCTATCTTCAGTTAGCCCTGCATTTATAAGCTCTTCAGGGGAATAAACACCGTCTTTATTACTGTCAATGTCAAAGACATCTACTGCTGTAAAAGGCCAATCATTACTATCTGTACCATACGTACCAAACAAATCATTGAGTTGTTCAATCTGTTTAGCAGATAAGTCAGAAGGTGCGGTAAGCCCTCCTGCTCCTGTACCAGCTCCAGCGGAACTATCGCCCCCGCTTTCAGCACCACCGCCACCACCACCAGCAGCACTGCTACTGTCTTCAGCAGTTTCTTCAGTAACTGTTTCTGTTTGTGCTGGTGGAATGTAAGGAGTTACCTCTACAGTATCATCAACTGCACCAACTTCCACAGGTAGTTCGTCTATTACTACTTCGTCAACTACAGTTTCTGGAGTTAAATCCTCCGTACCAAACACCTCTCCTGTGTCTAACTCTGTTGTAGCTACAGTTCCGTTTAAGTCACTGTCTCCGTTTGATAAGTCATCATCGTCGGCTAGGGAGACTACTTCCTCTACTTCTGCTGCTCTTTCGGCAAAAACACTTTCTTGATACGCTAAAAGATCTGCAACTGTAGCGGGGTTGCCTTCCATGTCTGTAAGCTTTGTAATATCACCTACAAGAAAATAATCACTGGGTGTGAGATCCTCAGGATTAAGACCTGCATTACGTGCCGCAGTTTCTATGTCTTCTCTTGTAATTACTTGAACAGCAGCAGCTTCATCTGTTATTACGTCTTGTGGTGGAGGCGCTTCTTCGGTTATTACTGAAGCAGGAGGGGGAGCATCTGCGTCCTTAATATCGTCGGCAACGTTTTTAATATCGTTAGCAAGGTTGACAGTCTGTAGAATATCGACCGCACTGGCAACGCCTTCACCTTGACCAAGAACATTCATGATGTAAGGAGGTAAGCCACCACCAGCAGCAGCAGAGCCAGTACCAGCGGATATAGCACCACCAGCTTCTAACCCTTCCCCTACGGTGGTCAGAACATCCCCTAAAGTTGAAGCCCACTTTTTAGTTTCATAAGCTATATCAGCACCAGTAGCGGCTGCTTCTGCTGTGGCTACTGCTCCTGAAGAGCTTAAATGAGTACCTAACGCCTGTAAATCTGTTGCTAAACCTCCTGTTATAACACTAATAACAACCTGCTTAAGAACAGCTTCAAAGATCATTTCTAAAGGTGAGTCGGCTTCACGTACAGTATGATAAGACCCTAAAGGTACGTCATCGTACTGGCCTACGTTTAGTTCATATTGACCACCCGCAGGGCCATCAACGTATATATCAACACCCGCAGTCTCAGCGGCAGAGCGAACAGCAGTCATATAAGAAGAACTAGCTAAGTCACCAGAGGTAACAGTAACGCCTCTTTCAGCTCCTTTAGGGCCGCCTGAGCCTTGGTTTAGCGCAGTGTCTATAGTGCCTAAAGTACCTCTTACACCTTCACCGCTTGGGTTGATAAAACTAGACACATTGTCAAACTGTGACTGTAAGTAAGATCCAAAGTCATCACCTTCGTTAAACTCACCTACCTCAAAAGACTCAGCTTTAATAACTGAAGCTAAGTTCTCAGCTCCCCAGTTCTCATTAAGTTGATCTGATGTGTACGTACCGTCTATTAAACCATTGACAGCGGCAGCGCCCCTTACGTTACCCCACTCCTGTCTAAACTGCTGTACTCGCTCTTTCTGTTCGTTTGTACGGTCACCTTTTACACCAAAGTAAGCCTTAGGGTCTGCTACGTCCCACCACTTTTTCTTTACTTTTCCAGAGTCTCGTCTAGGAGCACCAACTGTTTGCCAAGGGGCTGTTCTTTTACCGCTTAACATGCCTCCTGTATCTTTAGCAGCAGGCTTAGGGGCATACCTATCTTGATAGTAGTTGTACAAATCAGGAGTTCTAGCCCTCATCTGATACTTCTTGTAGGAAGGCAGGCTATTCCACTGTTGTTCAGAAAGTCTTTTGTAAGCCATTAGCTATTCCGATTATTCCACAAGTCAAACAAAGTTTTAATCTTTTCTTCCGCTACGTCCATACGGGACATTAGCCTACCCAACGTAAGGACAAGCACAATGAAGCCCACAAAGATAGGCCAGATTGATCCAATAAGATCAATGTACTCCACTTCTACACTCCTTCTTTCTGTGGATTAGGTTTTGAATTGTGTTAGTCTCAAAGATCCTAACGACAGTCCATACAATGCTCAAAGCAGCAGCCACAGCAGGGAGCCAACCCATTAGGGTGGACACTGTAGTAGTTACCGCCAGCGCGTCCACTGCGACTTTTGCTTCTTCTTGCATTTATCGTTTAGCCTTACCAATAACTAGTGCGCCAATCTCTAAGAACTTGTACAGCTTAGAGACAATCTTGTCGTCTTTAGGAGTAGGAGTAAGTGCCGTAATGGCGCTACAGGCCGTTACAAGGGCTGTGAGGGCGTTTAAGTAGTCTAGTAGTAGCATTAGTTACTCCTTAGGATGCGGTATAACCATTACCGGCTGAGATAGCTGCGTCAGTAGCGGTGAAGTCTTCACTGCCCCAATCGCTTTTAGCTTTCATAAGCTCAAGGTGCTGAGTGTTACGATCAACACAGTCTTGACGGTCTTCAGCAGATTCATCCGCCATAGAGTCTCCTGCGATAACTGCGGTGATAAGACTAATGCTGTCACCCATAGCCGTGTAGTCCTGTGCTAGTTGTTCTGCTGTTCGGTCTTCCATGTGTTACTCCTTGTTAAGATTCTAGTTGTTCAATTCGTGCGGTAAGTTCTTGGATCGCTTTAACAAGCATTGGGACTAATGCTGAAGGGGCTACCTGCTGTGTGCCGTCTGGGTCTTCAAGCCAAAGCCCGTGACCATTTACGACATCAGAATTAGCGTCAATCACAGCCTTAACTTCTTGAGCTATAAACCCATGATGGGCTTTACCTACGCCGTATACTGGATCAGAGGAGTCTGCATCGTACTGTGGCAGGGTATCTGCAATAGCGTTTTTGGCGTTCCACTTAAATGTGACGGGACGCAAAGCATTGATGAATGAAAGTCCTACTGTTGAATCCGCAACGTCTTTCTTCAATCGTTCATCAGAAGCTGCTGCCCAAGAGGTATCAGAGCCGTCTAAGTTAAGTGTTGCATTACCTGCTGATGTTCCAAGTCTAACTGTATTAGTTCCACCACCATTAATAGCACTCCCGAAGAGTAGTTCATTATCTACACCTGCGGCACTTCTATTAAGAGCGTACCCTACAAAAGTGTTGGAGCTTCCTGTAGTAACCGCATCTCCTGCAAGAGTGCCCACGAATGTGTTGTTTGTGCCTGTGGTTACTATAAGACCTGCCTGATAACCCAATGCTGTGTTGTTACTTGCTGTAGCGGCCTGCAGTGCTTCAAAACCTAAAGCTGTATTATTGTTGCCGCTGATATTAGCTTTTAACGAGTCTGAACCAACAGACGTATTATAATTACCTGTGGTGTTTGACCATAAAGCCGCGTTTCCTAGTCCTGTGTTTTCAGTGCCAGAAGTCATCGCTCTCATTGCAATGCGACCAACCGCTGTATTGTAGCTACCTGTACAAACGCTACTTAACGACTCATATCCTACGGCAGTATTATTACCGCCAGTAGTCATACCATCACCCGCAAGAGCACCAATGAGCGTATTTTGAGAGCCTGTGGTGTTTGCATATAAAGATCGATAACCAACTGCGGTGTTATTATCTGCTGTGGTATTAGATTTTAAAGACTGCATACCAATAGCAGTATTTTGAGAACCTGAATCATTAGTTCCTAAT